CTAATAACTAGGTGTCCCAACTTTTAAAATATCCATAAATTGTATTTTATGTAGTTCATTGAATCCGACACTTACAACAATTCTACCCATTTGTTGTTCAAGTTTAACGATTTTCCCTTTGATAATATCTGGTTCTTTATATTTTCTATATACAGTAAAAACTAATTCTGTATCATCCTGTTTGGCATACTGAATCAATTCTGCAGCTTCTTGTTGCTCGAATTCATCCATATACGGTCTAGGTTCTTTTTTTAGAGCCACTTTTCTTCTTTGGTGGTTTTGGAATTGCTGTTGACATGTAGCATCACCTCATTATGTATTTTTAAGCATGCTGATATTTTGCTCTTACTTTATCAACAGATAGTATATTAGCTAATTTCAACGTTCTAACTTGTTGTTTTTTCAGGCAATACACCAATATACGATCTTCATATATCTTTCTAACAATCACAGTTCTTTGAGAGAAATCTCCTGAACCGTTTAAATAAATTAATTCAATTGGTATTTTTTGATTGAGCGAACATTTAAGTAAATGATTCATAAGATGACCCCCACAAGAACATTTGTTTGCAATCGAATTATAGAACAAATGTTCTGTTTTGTCAATGAATGAGAAACTAATATTTACAGTTGTTACATGAAATTGGTATGATTTACTTAATTTAAGGGGGGATGATTATATGAAGGTTGTCCAATCAATATTTAGAGGATTTCGTTTAATCGGTAGAATTATTAATCCAATACTAAAGGCATTATCTAAAAGTAAATTTTAAATATCATAGCAATAAAAAAAACGCCCATTTTTGCACTGCACCAACTTGTTAGACGCAATTAACACAATAGTGCAACCAAAATGAAAAAAATAGTTATGAAAGGAAAACAGATGCGTAAACTCAAAGAATATGACCTGGCATATATTTGTTACTATTCTGAGAGAATAGAGTTTTCAGCCATTGCTGCTGGATTTTCACAACCGGTGTCAACTAAGGTAATACATCATATTGTTCAAGAATTAAATAATCAGGGACTATTTGATTTTTACAAGAGTACCTATGAGGAAATGTTAGAAGAATGAGGAGAGTGGCTACATATGTTAACGAAATCGCAATACGAGCATTTCGCAGCAGATAAGCAATGTATCGAACGTGCATTAACCATGTGGAAAGAATGGATGTGCAAAAAAAAGACTTATACGGATGAACTTGCTGCTCAAGGTACGATGTACGTTGTCAATCATATGAAATTACGAGATCATCAAGTTTCTGTAATCTTCGATTTTTTTGATGAGTATTTAACTTTATTAGATCACGGAGAAGAACAAGCAGAAGCTTTTTATAAAACCATTATGAGGATGTAATAACAGAAGGTTCTCTCACGAATAACTAAAAAAGAGTATATTCATAAAAAATAAAGGTGGTTAATACAATGAAAACTGCGAATTGTGGGGGAATATCTTAGTAATACTTGCCCTACTCTATGTGCTGTTATATACCCTTATTGAGAATACATCTCTGTAGTTCCCTTTTGGTGTCTTACAAGAATTGTAGTTCTGTCATCTTTCTTTTGGATTGAAACACAGGAAAAGACACTTCATAATGAGGTGTTTTTTCTTTTTCCAATAGGTTGTTAAAAACCACATCTCTTTACCATACTAACAATACAGTTGCTATACTGCTATCTATACAACTTTCGAGGTGATACAGCATGAAAAAATATCAAATCGTTTATAGTGTTTTCTCTCCCAGTGGGCAACAATACAAAGAAAAGTTTATTGAAATTTACGCACCAACAGTTGAGCATGCAAAACACGGAATAGAAACTGAATTAAAAAGAAGAATGGGTAACCTATACCAATGGCAAATAGACGTTCAACAAATAGAAGGTGAACAACTCTCGTTATTCTAAACAACTTGACGAGATACACAGGAAGATATAAAATAATCACCCACGCGCAAAACTTGGTTTACACATCCCACAACTTGTGAAAGATCGGGCGATTGCCAACAACTTTTATGACATAACTGTGTTTATCAGGGGAGCGCATGGGGTATTGTGGAATATAGTGTATGTAAACTGCATACTCTATAATTGACATCTAAAGAACTTTCAACACGAAAAAGACAGCTTCAACTGGGGAAGGTGTCTTTTTCGCATATTACACGGTGTACCTACATATAATAAAATGGACAGTGATTTTTTCTCCTTTTATGATAAATCTATTGAAAAAAAGCATTCTTGGGGACGAATGCTTTTTTTCTATTCCCTATTTCACATACACATAGGCTCCAATCATAAACCCTATATTAAAAGCAAATTAAAATAAAAATCCCCTTCTGCATATGAGTGCAAGAGGGGATTTTTTAGGTTAATTTTACGGATACTTACCATAAATATAAAAATAAGAAACGGTGTACATTTATGGTAACATTTGCAAATATAATAGTCAAGATATACGTACCTACCTATAGAATCAGATAATATTTTTTATAAAACTATTCTTTTATACAGTAATATGTTTTATTTTTCAAACTTCACATATTCACCAGAAACCCATTGGTCGCCTCCAACATTATACCAACCGTCTCTATATCCCCACGTTTGATATTTTTCACCTTGATACACTTTTTTCACGATGCCATAGTTAGTTCCTGGACCTTTACGAACACGTAATACATCAGTTGTAATAGTCACTACACCAACGCCATCATTTAAAGGTTTAGAAGATGCTGGTACTTTTCCTCCTGTATAACGAATGTATGATGAATCATTATAAACCCACTGATTTCCTCCAAGATTCAACCAATTTCCTACTTTACCCCAGACTTTATACGCTTCACCTTTTTGTAATTTACGAATAACACTATTTGTTGTGGATGGACCAGAACGAAGGTTTACATTGTATCCATCAATATACGCTACTCCCTCTTCATTAATAACACCAGGTACTTCATTTGGTTGCTGTGGTTTCGCTTCAACTGAAATAGAATCTCCATTATATGCTTTTAATACATCAGCACGGAACTTTGATTCCGATACACCATGACTGCGAAGATAGTCAATTGGATCTTCGTGATCTGTGCCACCAAGCTTATACGTAATGTCTTTGTGCGTCCACAATCCAATGGATGGATCAATGTTTCTATCACGTAAAATCTTAGCGAGTAACTTCACATATCTCTCATAGGATTTTTTAAATTTAATAGGGTCACTAGTTTCAGAGAGCTCTACATGAACAAATCGTTTATTGGCTGCTGGACCTGCCCCCCATGCTTGATACTTAGTAGAAGCAATTTGAATTGTTTCATCCCAATCCGTTGCATAATGTACAAATGCCGAACGCCATGTTCTTGCTTCATAGTTTCGGATATTAATAGCAGGCGCTTCAGGAGTCGCTGTAGAATGTGCTACTACACCTTCATATGCTCCATATCCATTGCGATATTCAACTTTAGGTAAGCCTGGAATAATCATTTCTCGATCTGCAAAGACACTACCTGTTGAAGTGAATGCAATAATAGCTGCAGTAGAAATTGAGGCTAATAATTTAATAGATTTTTTCATTTGTCGTCACCATTCCCCATAATTTTTTGTTTAATGTCTGATACATCCTTTGCAAGTGAACCAAATGCTTTTGCCTGTTCTTCAATGACTGCCTGGTTTTTTTCGATTACTTTTTGATACTGTTCTTCACGCTGTTCATTCTTTTTTTGCGTAGTAAAAAGCATCCACACAAATAACGCTGCGAATGCTCCTTGTTGAATCATTGAATTGAAAATCTGTTCCTCCACTGTTCTCATCTCCTTTTTAGCAAAATAAAAAAGCCTGCTTATGCACGCTTAATCTGTAATATCTAAATTAAAAAGCTCATCGCAATATGAATGACATTTCCATTTTGAACACCATTCAAGAAAATTCCACCATCACTTTTAACTGTAACTTCACAAGCTGTTGGTCCATTGCCATATGCAAGTGCTGGGAAAGCAATATTTTGTACAGGGCGAAATCCAGCCGGGAGGGTTGCAAATACTGTTGTATTTGCTAGATATTTAACTGATCCAATGACAGATATTTGTTCCCCACTTCTCTTGTACTTCAAAATTCTATCAGGAATATTCTCTACCCCAGTTGTAGGAAGGTTAATCCAACCTGTATCATTTGCTTGTCTAATTGTCCCATCAGTTCGAAATTCCACTCTTTTAGACCAATCCCAAGAATCACCTTGTTCTTTTGTAGAAGGAGCAAATATCAACTCTCCCTGCGCCCCTTTGTGAATGACTGTCTTATAAGAACGACTTCCCAGCACAATTGCGTTATCGATCTTAAATTCAAGTAATCCATTTATAATGTCGCCAGCTTTCTTAACAAGGTTTGTATTAGCGGAAACATTAAAGGTTTTATTGTTACGATTATAATCCCAAACACCTTGATTTCCTTTAACATCCCTAATCCCGTAATAACCATCCCCTGTTTGGTAGAAGTTGAGCTCTTCAATTCCTGCCGTAGAGAATGCTATTTTGTTAGTATTAGCTGTGCCTGCCCTGTCAAACAAGAGGTTGCCAGGCATGGTGTCTCCGCTTTTCCTAACAACATCCATAGCATTTAATTTCTGCTGCAACTCGTCTAATGTTTTCTTAATAATCTCAAACTCAGAAATATAGTTTTCGATTTTAATATTACCTTCTTTTACATCTCGCCTTAATGTAATCCGAATGTCTGGTGTACTCATTCGTTCTGTACTTTTTTCCATAACAAAATAAGCTGTCCAATCATCCGATGTGGAAACAGCTTGTGAGGACAACGTATATGAAAATACACCATTCTTTGCATCGACTATTTGGGCATCATCTCGAACGAATAGTCCGACTTGATTAATCGCTTCGTACTTCACTGCATACCCTGTTAAATCAACAAGTTGCCCCTTTTCTCTTACATTTACAGTAATCTTCAATCCGTTTTTATCATTTTGCCTCGAACGAATTGTTTTGGTAAACACAGGATCTGCTAAATCTATAATAATTTCCTCATTTCGCATGACTACACCTCTTTCTAGCTACTCCTTTTTACGTGTCTGGGCGGTTTTCTCTGACGTTTCACCCTGTTCCTATGCTTTATATTCCCTTTAGGTTTTAATGGCTCTAATTCTTCCAATCTAGCATCCGTTTTTATCACATGCTCTTGAAATGCGCTTGTCAATTGTGAAAGCATCCCGTATAGGCCTACACCATTTTCTTCTGCTTCCTTTGGAATAACTAAACCATAATGTGTAGGAATTGCATCTGTAGTAATTGTCGGCTCTCCTTCTTTACGATTCATACGCATCTCATACAGTTTTGGAATATCGGTTTTCAAATTGTACTGTTTAATTTCCCATTCCATTACCTTTTCAAGTAAGCTGGATGTAATAGGACGAATATTGGTTTTATACGTTTCTTTTGAAGAAACTTTGAAATCTGAAGCAATTACTCCTTGATAATATGATCCAAGAGCTGTCTTTACTTGAATATAACCATTTTCGTAACTCGAATTTCGTATCATCGCATTTGGAAGTATGATATCTGTATCTCCTCCAGATGACACTCCAATACTCGCAATCCAATTGTCATTACGATAAAAGCGGAACTGATCTTTGACTTTAAACCTCATATCACTTTGAGCATTTAGGACAATCATTTTGTCAGCATCAAGCATTGCATTCCCTGTTTGCGAAAAGTATAAAGAAGCTGCATTCAAGTATCCATTGCCATCGAGTCCTTTTGTAATTCCAATTCCACCAGATTTAACACTTGTATCTGAGAATTGGTATACCATAATAGCTCCATTTGCACCTGTGGAATCTGAATCCCCACCTAAAATAAGAGTAGGTTGTATTTCATTTCTACTATTTTTGTAATACCCTACAAACACCCTTGTTTTAGATGACTCATACAAGCGTATAAATTGCTTTGAGATATTTACATAGTTCACACTATCTGAAGTTCGTAATGTTGAACCTGTTATTTCTCCACCTTGAACAAAGTTCCCACTTAACGTACCTGCAGTAATAAAATCAGCAACAATTCTGCCGTCACTTGTAATTGCAGTTCCATATGGTCCATTCACACCTGTGGAAGAATACCCTAATCCATTCAAGTTCCATTGCCAAACCTTTTTAGCACTCTTTTCATCTTTCGTGTCCATAATTAAAATACGATCTGGATAAATACGGACATGTCCTCCGAATCCTGAATTAATAAGACTTGTAGCATTTGCTTTTGCTGCATCCAAAATAGAGCCTGGCATATTGGATAACTCTTCTTGTACCAGATCAACTCTACCGGAAACGTCCGTAAAGGATTCTTTGAAGTTACCAATGGTTATATCCAGATACTCTTTTTTTATTGGATCATATTTATAAGCAATTACCTTCGCCTTTATATCAATACCATCTTCTTGATGCTCAACCGTAACCGTATCTGCCATATAAACACTTTGTAAATGCTTATAATCCTTATACTCTTCCGTTTGTGATAACTCCTGAAACTTAACGTTATAATTTGCTTTAGGCTGATCAACCTTTTGAATAGCAAACATATCCTTAGCTGCCTGGCGTAATAACCTATATGCTTCTTCTAACGGAACTGCATCTTCATCATCTGCATTTTCACCAATAGCTGCTTTAATATGTTTAAATTCAACCACTTTGATTTTAGGATGAGGATACTTATTTATAAGTGGGCTATCCACATACTTTTCAGGAAGAAATAACCCATCAAAACCTTGTGGCATGATTCTAGTTATGGGACTTTTCCAATCCACATTACCTTCATATCCTAATAAATCTTTCTTATGGCGAATCACTACCCCACGATTTAGTAGCATCTTCACATCAAAATTATCTCGTTTTAATTCGCCGCCCCAACGATTAACAAATGAATTGTCTTGACTAGAATCCAATAGTGCTTCCACAGGATTTTTTCGGACAATACGTGCACTCGCTATCTTTGGTACATCTGAATAAAACTGAAAAGGATGCTTATATTGGCATCCTGCTGACATACGATTCATTGCACCATTCCCATTTGTTGTTTCAGCAAAAATATCTTCAATTAGATTTTCTGTTAAGTCATAAAAAATGTGATAACATTGCGCTGTAATCTCACCCATACTGACCTTAGGCGCTGCCACTCGAAACAGTTGTTCACCATCAGGAGTTGGAACTTTAATGATGCTCATTCCCTCTATTTCCAGACCACGTGGTGCAAACAATGGATAACTAAATGAAAATAAAAATAAACCATTGAGTTCTTCCTCAACAGTTGCGTTATAAATATTTTTATCTAAAGCCCCTATACCATTGTGTGTAAAATCAGTCTCATTTGGTTTATATAAAGTAATCATTTATATCTCCACCTAGGTCGAATTTCCATAAATTGAATTGCTCCTGACCACTCTATTGTATTTTCTCCTACGTTGAATATAGGGAACTGCCCAACCATTTTATGATTCATTGATATGGTATCGGTATATGATTCAAGTATTTCTGAGTCTATGACAACAGAACCATTCACATCTTTTATTTGAAAAGAGACATTATTGATTGTTATACGGAAAGTACCATTTCCCACAATCCAAAACTTAGGATCAGACTCAATTGTACCTGGATTATAAATTACACCAGGTTTGGTGAGCTTTAAATTTACATCCTCTGTATACTCAAAGGGATCTAACTTAAAATCCACTTCAAATTCACCGTGTTCTTCAATTTCATTTACAATATCACCTACTACAACATGTTTAATTTTTCGATACACATCATCATCAGTAAAATATAATGTCTTTCCATTCATCAACCAAGCCTTCATACGTCGCACTAACGGCTTAATATTTTCTTCTTCAAGCATATTAAACTTTATTTTTAAAGGAACGTCTTTAAACGCCCCTTTTTTTGTAAGTGAACCATGTCTACCAGACACTTCAATATGTTCTACTTCTTGTTCTGCTGTAGGAATAACAGGGCGCTCTACCATACATATTCCATAGTCACTTGCTAACTGATTATCGATACCTATGTCTAGCAATTTAAGTCCTCCCTATTCCTATTTTTGAATTACGCCCTTTTTGAGCAAGTGCATCATCTATTTTTCCGACCATACGGTCGATATCACGATCATCCCTCACTGAAGGATTATAAATATTAATTACAGTTGGTTCAGTAGACATCGTTGCTGCAATCCCTTCACCAATCTCACCTAATGTCTTTTTATTCAACGGTAAAACTGCTTCTCGCCCCGCTTCTCCTGCACCTTGTAACTGACCATTACTCATACCGAAAATGGTAGGTCTAGTAAAGATACCTCCTTTTGCACGCCATTGCACATCGATACCGGATGGGAAAGTAATGTCTTTACCCAAAATATTTTTCGTACTAGTTTGCAGGCTAAAGTGTGGCATTTTTGGCATTTCTGGTTTTGGAATCTTTAATTTCAAATCACTGAAAAACCCTTTGATTTTATCAATGAATCCCTTTACTTTATCTACCGCATCTTTTATCGGATCAACGATAAATCTCTTTGCTGCATCAAATTTTTCTTGCGCTGCATTCTTTACAGAATCAAATTTTTCCCGTGCCGTATTGTACATATCATTGAACTTCTCTTTTGCAGAATT